ACATTATATCACAATTAGTCTACAATGAAAACACTTTTGCCTTTTATTTTTGTTGTAAATCCTTTAAGAATATTCTGAACATCTTTAGGATCATAAGCTTTTGCAAAGTCGATTTGTGTACCGAAAGAAGTAGGTGTTACAAGTTTGATTTTGTAACCTGCTCCGCGTAGTATTTCTTCAGGTTTTTTCGCTTCGTCAATTTTTTCAATTTTTTCAATTGATTCAGTGACCAATTTTTGAGGTTGGTCACTTTCTGTTTTAGCTTGGTCATTTTTAAGTAGTTCAACAAAGCTCATATTCTAATCCTTATGCAATTTCGAATTTAAATAGCATTTCGTTATTAGTTACATGCAGTGGTGAAGCAGTAATAGCATAGCGATTAAAGATATTGTACACTAATGCACCAGAATCAGGATTCTGAGATTCAACAACTTGTGTAGCATATGGACTAAATACAGCAGATGATTTGCTTGGGTTAGTAGTATCTTTAATACCAACATAAGCAGTTGTGCTAGTTGCATCTGGATTCATGAAGTACTTAGTATTACCTACTTCAGCAATGAATAGACCACGTTCGTCTTTATCTAGACCACCAACATAGCTGTTAAGAGCAGCAAAGGCTGCAGCTGCAGAATAAGGTAGAACCGCGAATGATTCATAAGAACGCATATTTTTGCTATTAGCTTTTAGTACAAGTTCATGAACTTTTTGTGAGATTTGGAATGCATTAGTTTCAGCATTTGTAGCATCAGTTAATGTTAGTGCAGTTTCTGCTTTACATTGTGCATCAAGGAATGTTAAAGTACTTGTATTCTCTTGTTCATTAGCAAGACCACGTAGTAGAGTACCAATGATTTGGTTAGCTTCTTTGCCGTATTGTGAGCGAATATCTTGAACAACTTCTTGGGTTAGACCTGTAGAAATTGGAGAAGATGAGAAAACTTGAACTTCATTACGAACTAGTTCAAAATCATTTGCACCGTCTTGTTTACGAATATTAAATAGTGCTGCAGTTGGACCATTCATAGGAATCACAGAAAAGATCTGTCGACCTAATGATGGAAGTGCAGTTTGTTGATACATTGCATCAACGGAAAGATTCTCATCAGTTGCGATAGCATTATTAGTACCCGATACGTCAGCAACGTCGGTAGCCTCTACAACTTGACTTTTTAAATCGATATTTTCCATGGTTTATATCTTCCTTTAAAAGTTATTTTGTTTTATTTATATATTTTACTGGAAGATCTTAAACATCCTTTGAGCAATGTGTTTTGAAGTCACACCAGTTACAAAGTTTGCCTGGATTTTTAACGAAGTCAATATCGTTTTCTACAGCATTAATTAGTTCTAGTAACTGACTAATATATGTATCAAGATATTCACGCTCCAGTGTAATATCGTTCTCATGTTCATCATGTTCAACATAAACATAAGAAATTTTAATAGTATCTATATTAGGATACCTCTGGAAGAAGTAAATACCATAGAACATTAATTGGTCATATTCTTGCCATTTAGGGTCTTTGTATTTACCAGATTTCCAGTCGCAAAGATGAAGTACATCATCAATGGTACAAATAAAGTCAACCGAACCTCTAAACAGAGCTTGTTTGTCTGAGTATGTAGTTGGTTGAAGATCATGAGTTAATCCGAAGTCGAATTCACGCATAGATTCTTGAGTAAGGTATTTCTCACCTAGATTAGTTCTGACAAAATTATCAACAATATGCTGATATTTAGGTGCCAGTTTATGACGTGCCGGTTCAGGATAATGCTCAATAATAGAATGAATAGCACCGCCCTTTAAAAGAGCGGTCATATCCATTTTATCTTTAGGTGCTTTCTCAATATAATTATAGTAGAATTTTTTATTGCAATGTTTATGTGTCGATAGTTTAGAAAAACTATATGGAGAATATTTCATTTTCCATTCCTTCTATAATTTCATTAAGAATAAGGGTTTACCTTACTTAGCGTTAAGTTCTTGAAGATCTTCGACAATTTCAGTTACAGACTCAATCCAGTCACGCATAGTATCAAGTTCAAATTTTTCTGCATCTGATTTTTTCAGATCAGCTTTAATTTTACTAATCAGCGATGATACAACACCTGCAGGAACACCCTCTTCGGCAAATTCCTGTTTAAGGGCTTTAATATCCTGATCAATAGTCTTTTTCTGTTTTAGCAGTTCAACATAACGCTTTGTGTATTTAATAACGCCTTCACGTGCCTGTTCAGATGATTTAATTTCCATCAGTTCTCTCCTAGTTTCTCACTTACGTAGTTTTTGTACTCATTATATTGAGTTTCATTATTACAATTTACATAAACAAATTCTGATGTGATTTTATCTCTACCATCAAAATCCTTAAATGTAACCGGGTGACTCAAGTTAAAAATAACCCTGTTCTTACGAGGGATGAATTTAATTGAGCTAATTTCATTCTTATTGATAAATCCGTTACCGTTAACCTGGTTAATAAAATTATCATTAAAGTATTTAATTTCTGACAGATAATGCAAATTATTTGTCATTGTTTGTGTATCTTGAGAATCCCAATAAACGTAATCGCTGATGTATTTGGTTTTGTAATTAGTCTCGATTTCGATGTTGTAATTCAAATTAAACACAATTCGATTTCTGTCCTGTAGGACATTAATGTTGGATACATTACTTAAGTTAATGATCCTATCACTAGTTTGTATAAACAAATCTCTCTCCTTGTGTGATTGTTATTATATAATAAGCTAGTTTAAGTTTTTATAGTTCTTACAATTTAGCTTTAATGCGCACTTGTGCTGATATTCCGCTAAATATATTTTGTTGTATAACATCTGAGACATCAATATCCGGGTTATTGAGCATCATTTCGTTCATATCTTTTTCAGTGAATTTCTCTGGCTGGATATAAACATTATATTTTTTAGAATATTCTAAACTATTTATTAAACCAGTCTTATCATTATCAAGCACAAAGACAGGGTGTTTTAATTCATCTAAACGATCCTGGGGCATCTTAGCTCCCATTAGAGCGATAGAATTGGGTAGTCCACCTGCAATGGCATCAAAGATACCTTCGTAGATAAACACTGGTTGGTCCTTTTTAATGTTGAACCAGTTCCATATTTTGTAACCTATATTACTGTCATGCATGTACGTATAGAAACGCTTATCAGCGATGCTACGACTGTAGAACCCGTACATTTGGTTATCGTAATATAAAGGAATCACAATAGAGTTAGTGATAGGATACATGGTTTCGCCAATCTTAAGATCTTGGAAACCGTAGTACCACTTACCGTATTTGTACTCCTTGTAAGAATAACCCCTATTCTGCAAGTAATCTAAAGCTGCTGGAACTTCAGAAATATCTTGCAGATAGGGTGTTAAATCATGCACGAGTACTTCACTTTCCTTCTTTGGTTCTTCCTTTTTAAATTGACCAAATACATCATCCGTCTCACCTTTGGCTAGTTTAGCCATCGTATTACCGAAGTTTTCCTTCTTGTATTGGTTCAATAAAGCAGGGAAGAAGTCTCTCAAAAAGCTGTACATAGTTTTATTATGAACAGCACAGTCACCATTAAAGCAATTCACATTGGTTATGGTGCCTTTTGTATATAGGTGAAGTCGTTTTTTATTTTTATGAGTACGACTATCACCACATACAGGACATCTTGCTGCAATATCTACATCAGATTCTTGACCTAAAGCATCCAAGCCTACAGCCAATTTGAAGTATTTTACATCAAGTCTGTCTAACATTTTCTATCCTTCAATCAGAATTTAAGAAAGTACAGAAACAATTTCTGTAGCAATATTTTTCTTAGTCCAGTGAGGTTTAACCGCTACACCATTTTCTTCAGCGTATGCAAGTTGTTCCTTCTTGGTCATTGCCATAAGTTGATCTACAGTCAATTTAGGTGCATGGCGTTCTTTAATAACTTCCATATCTTCCTTAATCTTTTGTGTAATTTCTTCAACATCCAATGTGAACTGTTCGGCTTCTTCGTGTCGTTTATCGACTGAAGTAATTGTTACGTTTTTAATTGGTTCTGGTTGTTTGCCCAGAAATTTCTCGATTAGTTTTTTAAACCACATGCTCATTTTCTCTCCTTTTGGACCTTACCAACCGAAGTCCTCGGCGGTAAGATCACGATTAATTTTAAAAATACTTGGTAGGATCATTAGTAGAGATTTTAAATCATTATCGATTAAGTATTGTTCAAATTCTCTATCATTGTAATCTGTTTTAGCAGTTTTGTAATCCAGTACAATTTTGTTCCAAATGTCAGTAGGAATACCTTCTTCCATTACCAAAGTAAAGTTACGTTCATAGTTAGGTCTGTAAAGTGGGTGAGAATCCAACCAAGCATCCAACGAACCATGTTTGGCTATTGCCTTTTCTAACGTTGTTGGACCGAATCGGATTTGTTTATAGATATCTTTTTCAATCTTCTCACCTTTTTTGTTAGTTTTCCAGACGTCGAACTCTTCAATAAGTCGTTTCTTTTCATTATTATCAATGGGAGCAGCCCTAAATTCCATAGGATTATTAATGGCATATCCTTCATCGGTCATAAAGTCAATAAATGATTTACTGAATTCGGTATGGTCAACTACCTTAGGTACATCATCAGAGGCGTCACCTAAACATACGTGTTCCATAATCCAGTGGTCCATATGATCATGTTTGTTCTCTGGTACAATCCATTTTTTAGTTAATGCAGAGTACTGGTAAACATTTTCATTATCACGTTGTGCTTGGATCATGTCTTTGTCTGGTGAATGAATAAGTATTTTCTCGTACTTATGGTATTCACGAGCAAGAACAAGCATAATGTCGTCTGCCTCAGCTTTAGGAACTTCAATAACCTTCCAAGGTAGATTTGCCTTGATTTCTTCAATAAGAGTATCAATTTCGGCAAATACTTCTTTAAAGTTTACTTCAGATTCCTCACGACCTTTTCTACGATTTGCTTTGTAACCTGGGTATACATCCTTGCGCCAGTATCCATCAGCTGATTTATCTAAGCATATTACCATATCCCCAAAGTTTGGACCATGTTCTTGTTTAATAGCGAACAGGTCCTGGAGAATATAGTACTTAGTAAGACCAATGAATTCAGATGTAACGTATTGTCCATTTTCCTTCATTGGCTTACTTTGTGCAATAGAAGTATGAATCATTCTGTGAATAATAGAGCTAAAGTCTATCAGAATCATACAATTCACCTTCTAGGTAAGGGAAATCCCTTACACTAGTCCATTCAGTAGGTCGTCAAGACTGTCTGATTTTGGAGCAGGTGATGGAGCAGTAGCTTGAGCAACAGCACCAACTTCAGGTACAACAGCAGAAGCAACATCAGCAGCAACGGCTGCAGTAGCTTGAACAGCATTTTGAGCATTTTGAGCAGGTTGTACTTCAGCTACAGTCGCAACAGCAGGAGCAGCCTCAGCAGTCAAACCACCAGCAGCAGGAGTTACCTGTTCCTGATCTTGGAATGTAACCCAAGCTTTCTTCTTAACCAACTCATCATATGACATAAATGACTCAGGTTTTAGTAGATCGGAAAGTTTATATGTGTTATTTTTGATATCTTCCAGAGCTTCTTCAACAGATGAGTAAATAGAGTTAACCTCGTTTACAACCTCTGAGTTCTCGTAGTTGATTTGACCATTTGCACCACGTCGAGCAACCAATCGGAAGGAGTTACCAGCCAATGGATTAAACAACTGCTTAGGTTCAGCACCTAGAGCACGGTCTTGTTCAGATGGGTCAACAGCATTCTGGATTTTATCTTTCATTGCACCAGACATTTCGTACAGGAAGATTTTACCTTCATTCTGTGGATTAGCAGGATCTTTTAGAACCTTAATGTTGGCAATGTATCGGATACCACGACCAAATAGTTTAGCACCTTCTTTATCACCAGCATTCCAAAGTTTCTGCCACTCTTCCTGGAAAGGACATGGCTGACCAATTGAACTTGGTGAGAACTCAGATACGAAACGTTTCTTGCCATTCTTGACAATAGTCGTGTTCATTTTGAATAGTTTTTGAATCATTCCTTTCTCAGAATCGGGAAGGAATCGGATAAGAGCGGCACCATTACCTTCTTTATCCTTAGAGAGTTTATAGAAACGGTCATCACTTGCGTAACGGTTAGTTTCTTGTGCGAATGGGTCAACACCCACAGCTTCTTTCATTGCGTCAAAGTTAAATGCACTTGCGTCGATCATAATATTTTCTCCTAGTTTACGTCGAATTAATCAATAGTTTATAGTCAATCACGGACATCATTATTATATCATGTATCCCTTTAAGATACAAAAATATTTATACAAATTAGAATTAAACTTTTACTGACATCAGTACTTTAAAGCCTTCAAGAGTCTTGTTAAGCATCAGAATACGGTAAGAGTCACGACCTGAATTGTACTTCACTTCTACAGTGTAATCAGATACAGGAAGCATTTTGAAGTTGTCAACAGGGATTTTAATTTCAAATTCCTTAGATGTACTAGCATTTTTACGTACACTAAATGTATTAGATTTAGCATTGAACTTGTTAGTAGCACCAAGTGCAACAGTCATATCACCATCCTGAGATGTGAATAGAATCTCTGATAGATCCTTGAATACGCCTGTAGCAGACTTAAGGTTTTTGATATCATCTACAGATAGATCAAATGATGCAACAGATGGTACTTCCTCAGTTTTAGTAAACTGGTCAGGTGCTTTGTTATAAGCATCCATCAGAGCAATATTATCCATAATGTAAGATGATTGCATGTCGCCAGAGGATACATCGATTGTATTACCTTCAACAGTAACTTCACGATCATCTGGGAACAGTTTGAATAGGCTTAGGAAATCACCTAGTGAATCCTTAAGACCAATTTCTGGGAATGAATCGCCATCCAATGCCGAAATATCACATAGTAGCATCATGTCCTGTGATTCAGAAACAGCTACTGTTTGTGGGTATTTCAGAATAATAGAGTTAGTTACACTATTAATTTGTGATAGCACTTCAACAACGTCATTATTAAACATATCTTTCCTTTCCTATGTAAGATTGAGTTCTCATTATATAACACAACCGTTTAATTTTTAGAGAATATACTCAGGATTCTCTTCTTTCAATCGTTCAATATAATACTTGTAATACTTAGAGGATTTGTAGTTCTCAATTGATTTGCCTCTTTCCAAATCCTTAAGCAAACAATGGTACCTAGCATCTTCTCTTGAACCGAAAACTGGGAAGTTCTCTTTACGGAACATTTCATGAGCAGGCACAAGAAATTCATCCCCAACTTCTACAACTGGGACTACAGTTGCACCGTTGAGGACGTATTTCACTTCTGGTTTCATGCTTTAGTATTCCCGAACAAGAAGAATCCGATACTATTATAGAATTCATGCTTATTCTTTGGTACACGGATGAAACCATCATCAGTACTCTTAAAGATAGTACTACCACCACCAGACAGACTGATGAAATCACACTTATCCAAAATCTTACCGTATTTACCCTCAATAAGAGCTAGTAGTTCTTTAAGATAAGCCTTTTTAACTTCATCTACATAATCCTTGAACTCGTGTTTCGTTCCACGCAATTTGTAGATTCCAGTGTCGATGATGTCTTTAGCTTCATGTAGAGTAATACTCCTGCCATGAAGTTCTTTAACTTTCTTAGCCACAAGTGTCGCAATTTTCATTACCCCTTCACGTTCAATACCTTCGAAAAGGTTAGGTGAAGTCTTGCCATCTGTAACCAAGAACATATCCAATGTATTAAAACCAATATCACAACCTACGAATGATGTAGTACCTGTGAACTCAGTCTGTTCATTAGGGAAGTTATTACCGAATTTATCAATACAAAGTTTAGATCCAGCACCTTGTGGTAGAATATAAACTTCACCGAATGTAAATGGTTCACCACTCACCTCAAAAGACTGGAGACCTTCTTTAAAATGTCCAGAATTCTGAATCTGAGCCTTCGATAGACCACTTACAATAATATCAGGTTTGAACCCGATCATCTTAATCGCATGGTACAAGAACAGAGGAGCATAGTACTCCAGATTCTTATAATCAGTAATATCGATCAAGTTCTCAGAAGGTAGATGCAATGCATTCTCACCAACGTAGTAGCTATGTTCTTTAAAATCATAGATACGAGAATCTTGGACATATTCATTACGTTTTGTGATACCAATTGTAGATGTAAATTTAAACTGTTTCTCCACCTGACCTTCAGATGTGCCTACAGTTACCTTGACATCACCGAAGCCAATGTCAATACCTAGTACTTTTTTCATAATTTTTCCTTCAAATTATTTGACTATGATATTATATATCAAATCAGTTTAATTATTTAACCGTTTGTACTGCTTTTTTAACAGAATTTCTAAGATTAGTTGTACTAAATCTATGGTCCCTGGAATTAAAATACAACTGGATATCTCGTTTTTTGCATATGTCCTTACCAGTGAAATCCTTATCACGATATTCTACACCCAGAAATCTAATATTGATATTATACATAGACAGAATATCTTCTAAATCCTCTTCTGTTTCGTAAGGAATAATCTCATCTACATAAGATAATCCTTTTAACTGTGTATATCTCTCAACAACAGACTGAACGGGCTTATTTTTAGTATCCGGTCTATCAATCGTTGGGTCTGTTTGTAATGCACAAATCAAATAATCACAATGTTCTTTATACTCGCGCAGGGCAGTTACATGACCAGCATGCAATAAATCCCAAGTACTACAAGCAAATCCTATTTTCATCTTCTATCCTCAAAAATCAAAATTCTGTAGCTCTTCAGCTACTTTTACTTCACGTTCTTCTCTATTAATCTGTGGTGGTTTAATAACCTCTTGACTAATACCACCAAATTCAGCATCTAAATCCAATGTCTGTGACTGGTGTGAACTTGATGTCCTTTCCGGTCTGGATTCTTGCTTTGGTTCTTTTGGAACATCAGGTACATCAGGTACAGGCTTGGTGGTAACAACAGAGCTACCATCACTAAAATTAATATGTAGTTCATCAATATCCTTTGTACATTTTATTGAAAGTTCAAACATCAGAATTCCATATCAGTCATTTCTGGTGGGATTTCCTTATGCTCACGTTCAATTGGCTCTGATACGGGTATTGTATTTTCACTCATATCAAACTTAGGTAAATCAACAGATCCGGAATCGGTTGGTTCAGTTTTAGTCTTTACAACCACACCATCTTCTTCAAATGTAATATCAACGTTGATATGTTTTACCTTACGACCTTGTGGCAAATCTTTTATTTCAATAATCATATTTCTAAGTCCAAAAAGGGTTCATTACAATATACATATATTATAACAAACCCCTATTTAATTTTCCTAAGATTTACTTATTCTCAAAGATTCGTTCTGTCCAAGCAGTAATCTTACCACGAACAACCTTATTCAATTCAGCACCAAAGATAACCACTTCATTAGACTCTTCACGAGAAGCACTTAGTAGTGTACTCAAGCCATTCGTATATTTGTTAATATATGGATGGTCAATCTGTCTGTTCGAACCGATACAAACAACTTTACAATCTTTATCCATACGAGATAGAACGGTTTGTAGAGATGTTTTAGCAAAGTTCTGGACTTCATCAATAATGACATAAGCATTTGAAATAGTACGACCACGGATAGCACCATTCCACATAGTTTCAATATTGTATTTATTGATCATGTCTGCTACTTTAGAATCTATAGATTCCTGAATATCAGCATGTTCACGTTTCTTCATATCTTTCTGAGCAATGAATTCCAATGTATCGAATAGTGGGTAATTATAGATACGGAATTTCTCTTCAAGACCTGGTAAGAAACCTACTTCCTCAGCCTTATCTACTGATTCAACTGAGTTCCTGATATAAACAATTTTGTCATATTTACCCTGACGAACCTGTTTAATACCAGCTGCTAGAGCCAATAGAGTTTTACCTGAACCAGCCAATGCTTCAATAACACAAACATCAATATCTTCGTCAAGCATACCAGCCATGGCAAATCGTTGTCCCATATTAAGAGGTTTAACTGCTAATCCATGGAACATTTGGTCGGAGATAAAACAAATTTGACCATCATAGATATAAGCCAATCTCTCGTTACCATCATAAGCTTTGAAGTGATAACAGTAGTTCTCTGGTTTATAGTCTGGGTCATAGTCTGTAATAAGTTTACCTTCCATTGAATTGAAAAGTGAGCTATCACAGCCATCCAACTCTTTAAAGAACTCAATAATCTGAGATTCTTTGTTATTATCTGTGCCTTGGGTTTGAACACCCAGTGAGATAGCACGGGTACGACACATTATGTCGTTACTTAATAGAAATGTACTTTCGGGTTGTTTATAATAATTGGTTACGAACTGTGCAACCTTTATGATCTTGCGATCATTAATAACGTCTCTTTCAACGTTGTGTAATGCATAATCTTTAAATGAAACAATATCAACAAAGATACCACGCAATGATAAAGACATAATAGTTACATCACGACCTTTACCTGCTTGTTTTGTTCTGATTGTTTCTGCTTCGGATAGAATCCTACCGAATTCACGAGCTTGGAAGTTGATTTCGCCAAAACCTGATTTTTTACTATCAAGTTCATCTATAA